ATATCTTCCCATACTTTATCCTATGCTACCTGTTTAAGTTCATTAGCCAAACTTGCCAATTCTTCAATCATTGAATTAACTGGTACTCCACCAATTAGATATCCACCATCTGCAGTCAGAAGATCATAAGATCTTTCAACTCCATTGTACCTGGTGATACTTGTGATCTTAGTGTTTTGGATTCTATCTCCTACCTTATAATCTTTTGCACGTTTATTATAAATCTTGTGCATGTCACAACAATCAACTGCTCCACCATTATCAAATCTAATATGATAAAATCTATGTGGTGCACGATCTTCTTTATACTGATGTACCTGGAGTACCTCAGTCTCTGCCTTATAATATCCCTTAACTTTTGTCCCTGCTTTAATATCCTCAATTGCAACTGGACCATCTGGAGTGTCAATTTTGGTTCCCTCTGGAATACATTTTGATATTACTTTTGCAAAAAAGATTGCAGCATATCCCATATTTTTCTCACCCTGAGATTGACCACCAGTTTGAGTTTGCGTTGTAGTCTGAGGCCATTGTCCACCAGATACACCCTGCATATACTCATTCAATCTATCTGTTTTCCATGACTGTTCTTTATCATATAGTTCCTGGTCCCACATATCTGCAGCCGCATCATATCCTCTTAGCTTATCACCTGCAGCAGTCTGTTCCGTTATTAAACTTAATGGTTGGCTAATATCACGCATACTGGTTGCTGCTCTTGTCCTCATGTCACCAAAACCCATATTAGCTTCATTTGCATACTTGACTCTGGATATGTCATCTTGATAATCCTCACGCTGCCATTGCATTGCATTTTCATATGCCTGGGAATCCATTGCTGTTGCTGCTCTCAGATAATCATCCATTGCTTTTGCACCACCAACTCCAGATGCAACTCCATGCCTGGAACCACCAAAAGCATTTTTCCCTGCAGCACCTGCACCAACCTCATTCTCAAAATCTGACAATGCTCTTGTATAATCCTCTTTCATATACCCCTTCATTTTGTCACGATAGGGGTCAAAATAACCGTCAGCAGGACCACCACTCCTGCTCATTGCCTCAACTTCCTCTGGAGACATTGCACCAACATCTCCATAAATATCCTGACTCTTTTTCCAATATCCATCTGGACCACCATATAGATCTTCCAGTTCATTCATATTATCCACCTGGGATTGCTGTAAAAAGTTCAATCCTCCTCCATATGGATTTGGTCCTTCATATGGATCGTAACCCTGGTTTATTAAATCCTGCATCTGATTTAATCCCCATTCTGTATACTCTGTTCCTGATCCTGGAGTGATCTCAGTGGTTCTAGTTCTTGTTGCCATTTTTCCTCTTATACATATGGGTTGGTTGATGCAATTGCTGGTCTGCCATCTGCATCCAGTTGTGTTCCTGCTAATTTAGTTATTGTTAAAGTAGGGTCTGCACTCGATAAAGTTGCAACCACACAAGTTGCATTTGCTGCCCCACCAATTACTGAGTTGGGTATTGTTAAAACATCTCCTACTACATACCCAACACCACCTGTAGTTATTATAAGAAGCCTTACTGAGTTATCATCTTCCATTTCTACAGTTGCTTTTACACCTGTCCCAGAGCCTCCTCCTAATGGAACATTATAAAATTCATAAGGTGAAGAGAATGTGTGGTCACCTCCATGCACAATAGTTCCAACAGTTGCTACGGCATTTGAATCTATTCCAATTTTGAACCAGTCTCCAACTGAATCTTGCAGACAAATAGATCCGGTTGATAAGAAGTTATCCTGATCCAGTTTAAAGTTCTGTCCATCTGATTGTGTTAATACATCATTAAATACTGCTTGTGATCCTACATCATATTCTGGAGTAACTGGAGGTAATATCATCTCCTACCTCCTGCACTCATTTCTGCTCTGATGGAACCTATCTCCCAGTATTGATCAAAACCACTTTCAACCCTATAGGTAAATTGGCGGCCCTGTTCTCTTACATCGGTGTATCCATCTGCAGCCAGGTCATAATTCTGGGATACTGATTCAGTCCCATTGGGAGTGTATGAGGTTTTGAATTTGAACCTCAAACCATTATCTCCAACTCCTGCAGTATCCGTTACCAGTTGTGTTATGTTTGTAACATTCTCTCCACTATCAACCTCCATCACTGCCTCTGCAAAACATAATCCCACATCATCAGTGGCATCTGTTCCTGTTACTAATTTCCTGTCAAAATCAGAAACATCTGCATTGGTTAACGCAACCTGATTTGTGGTCCTTTTTCCAGAAGAGGTATCAATTTCATGTTCATAAATCTTACCATCATCTGCAATTCCAATTGGATTAGGGAATACACCTGGTGAACCAGTGGCAAATGCAGTTCTGCATAATTCTCCAACTGACCACCAACCTTCTGCATAATTGAAAGTTGCATATTTTAGAATCTCATCAGATTCTGATGATGCATACCACCAGGTAACCTCAAAAAACTCTGGATTCATCGATGCATATATTTTTGAATCCTGGACCCGATTGATATCCTTAAATATGTGGTCCTGTACATCACACTGCAATGGTTGTACTGAACCCTGGTACGAAAAGAATCCACCCTGACTCATCCAGAATGCTTTATCACCTACGGCAATCATACTCCGGTTACTGATGCAACCGCAACCGTCTCCGATCTTCTTTCTCCCATACACATAAGGCATCCCGGTCCAGTCCACTGCATGTAGATCCTGGGATGTCCACACCAAAATTCGGTCACCTACAGTTTTTGCCCCCATGATCTCACCTGCAGTATCTATCTCAAATGAACCTGCCTGGTTGGTTGCCGATGCGGCCCATGATGCTGCTGAATCAATAGACTCTATATGACTCCATTGTATCTTCCTGTTATTACCTCCTGCTCCAAAAACAAATAAATGTCTCTGCTTTGATACCAGGATTGCTGCATTATTTACAGGTGCATATTGGAGAAGAGTTGCACGTGTAGATGTTGCATTTGTATCAGTTGGGTCCCATTCGTAAATTCTTCCATCTGCAGTGCTCATTCCAATTAGTATTTCCCCCCAGAGATCAAATATCCAGCTTGCTGCTTCCAGGACTAAAGATGAACTCTCAACATTTTCATTCCCAAACCTTCTGGTTCTTCTTATTGTTACAAGCCCATCTGCATCAGTCCCTGTTGGAGTTTCATCAGTTAATAAAGTTGGTGTATCTGCAGTAATAACTGCATTACTATCACCTGAATGAGAAATAATTATAGTTGGTGCAGATGTATATCCTGAACCACCATTTGTAATGGTTACAGTGTATATTGCTCCTAATGAATTAACAGTATAAGTTCCAGTAAATCCACCCGATGAAGCAGATAATGTTCCTGCAGAATAGCCTGTTCCTGCTGTTGTTATAGTTAAAGTATTAACAGATGAATATGAATATTTCTTATTTTTTGGTCCAAGAGTAATTGCAGATTCTGTTACCGAAACAACCCTATGTGATCCTGTACTTGTTTGATTATAGGTTTTAGCATTAATACCTGAAGAAAATCCTATAACCTCAATTTCATCACCCTCTGCAAATGGTAAAGGCCCAATGGGTGAAGATAGGGTGGTGTCTGTAAAAATTTTGGCAGAAGTTGCCTTAGTTGTTAATATTCTATCTGTTTCTCTATCAATACTAATTTGCCCAGAACCACCAGATGATGAATTTGTAGAATCTGAAGTTACTGTTCCATTAGAAACTACAGTAGTCCCACCAAAATCACCTGTCCCAAATCCCAGTCCAATTTCTCCATCTGAATTACCAACCACAAAAATAGGAGTGACTGAAGGTGTAATCTCAGAGGCAGTTCCAGACAGTGATGTGAATATATAAAGATCAGAATTAGTTCCAATTGCTAACCACCTGGCCCCGGTGAAATCTCTCCATGTGATCATTGCCCTTCCAATACCAGTAATTGTTGATCCGATTACTTCCTCCCACCCCCCAAGAGGTTGCAGCCTACCGTCTTTCCACCTTACTAGGTTACAGTCAGACCACCTACCTTTTGCCTGGTAGGGGGTCCCATTTTTGAATACACCAGGAGGTGGTTGGAATGGAATCAGTTTACCCATTTCTTTTTCTCACCTTTACGATATAACATCTGTATCCGGGTATCTTATATGTAAGCAATGTTTCCACCTTATATTTTCTGGACTGGAGACTGGCTAACATTACATTCTCTGATTAGTTTTAAACCCAATTGTTTCGTTTCATTATCACTCAAATTATTAATATTTTTATGTGGATGTGTTGATCTCATCTCATCCAGGTAACAATCACACATCTGAGCCGCTAAAAATGGTGGCATATATGGACTCTTCTTCTTGAAGTTCGTCATGCAGAAAGACCATATTGACCGGAGTTCCTGTACAGGGTAATCTCCACTGTACTGAACTATGGTCTGAGATGTTTGTTTGCATCCTAAAATCAGGAATAAAATCCACAATAAGACCAGACTCAAGTTCAAGTTCAATTTCAATTTCCGGTTCTTCACTTTTATTTTTTCTCACACCTTTTGTTTCTGTAGGGTTCACTATTTTCTACACACTGCCATTTGCCATATTTACTGTTGCCATACAAGAAACCTAATTCTATTTTAGTGGAACATCCTAATATTATAAATGAT